GAAGCTGAAGAACAGATCCAGGTCTGCGTCGATCACAGCTGCTTGGCAGAGCCTCGCCCCATCACGCTCGCGGCACCGGTGCCACTGCCACCGGTCACGGTGAACAGAACCCGCACGTAACGGCGCAGGATGTCGCTGTTCAGGGTCAGCGTGGCGAATCCGGCAGTGTTGGCCGCGGCGGCGGTGAAGCCGCCGCCGGTCACGTCGACGAAATCACCCGCGGTGGTAGTGTCGCTGTGCTGAATCTTCGCGGTCAAGGTGACGCCGGATCCGGCAGCGGCGTGGTCAATGCTGAGCGTGATGTCGCCCTCATAGGCCAACAGATCAGCGGTCAGCGCGGCAGATGCGGCGTCGGTACCGGCGCCGGTGGCGCTGACGACCTTGTTGGAGTGCAGCTGAAAGGCGGTCGTTTTGCCGCCGAGGTTCTGGATGGTCATTTGTCAGTCGGGGGCTTAGGGGTTCTGGGCTTGCAGACCGCAGGGGCTGCGGGTGCCGGCTCTTGCGCCGGAATGGCCAGCTGCTGACTGATCAGCAGCTTCGCGTCAGGTCCGGTGACCTGGATCGGGTCCGGGCCGGCCTGGTGCGGCTGGCCCGAGATGCAGCAATCCGTCAACAGAATGACCCAAGCCATCAGGTCCCCCGGGCGAAGCTGGCGGCGCGGCGGCAGACCCAGTCGATGTCCTGCATCACGGTGTAGATCACCTGGCCCTTCGCCGACTGGGTGTAGGGATCCACCACGATGTCCAGGCCGCTCCAGGTCGCCAGGATCAGATCAGAGAACACACCGGCGAAGACATCATTAGTCTGCACCTGATTGCTCATCTGGGCCGGATACCGGCCGATGTTGCCGGCGTCGTTGATGATGTAATCCGCCCCGGCGGCGCTGGCCCGCAGGGTGATCATGCCGCCGACCATGGTCTGCGAGTTCATGATGTAGCGGAAGTTGGTCGGCGTCACGTTCGCCGCCAGGCAAGCGCCCAGCAGCTGGATGTAGTCCGTCCAGTCGCCCGAGTCGTGGGTGCCGCCGCCGAGGGTGGCGGGATACACCTGGCTGGCGCCACCGCCGAGGGTGACCGAGCCGATGCCGGTGACGTTGGTCAGGCCCAGGGGTTGGCCGCTGGATCCGCTGCCGTAGAGGCCGGAGCTGTCAAGGCCCAGCGCCAGGCTCTCGGCCATGTCCGACCGGATCAGGGTGTCGATGTCCGGGGTGGTCTGGATCAGGGCCCGGCGGGACACCGGCACCCGCACGCCAATGGTCTTCGGCGTGCTGGAGATCAGGCCGAAGGTGGCATCAGATGCGGTGACATCCACGTCCTCCCCGACCCAGTAGTGCTGACTCGCGGCGGTCTTCCGCGGGATGTCCACGTTGCCGGTCAGGCCGGTCAGGGTGGTGATCCCGGACTGCAGCAGGGCCGACTGGTTCCGCAGCAGATCAATAAACGATCCGGCCAGCAGCTCGGTGCCGACCAGGGCGCCACCGGCGGAGAAGGTGCCGACGTTCGCGCGGCTGTACACCATCCAGTCGAACGGGACCAGGGCGCCGTTGGCGCTGCGGCCCTCCTTCTGCTCAGTGGCGCGGCTCAGCTCCAGCTCGAAGCCGGCGGCGTCGCGGGCCGAGGCATTGCTGGGGTCAGCCAGGTAGCGCAGCAGCTTGACGATGGAGTAGCGCTGCAAATCCCTGCGGTCCATGCCCAGCAGGGCGTCAGGCTCCACATGCAACCCACCGGGCTGCAGCTCACGGGAGCGCTTGCCGACCTTGTCCAGCACCTGCTCGCGGGCGGTCGCCATATCAGAGCCCGCGTTGATCAGATCAGTGGCCATGCCCTCGGGCATGCCGTGCTGGCGGCAGAGGTTCTGAATCCCCTGGATGCGCTCACGCTCGGCCTGCGCGGCCGAGGCGGCATCGTTGACGGTCTCAACGGTCATGATCTCGGGCGGGGCCGATGTGTTCCGCTCAAGCGTAGCGAGGTCGTTTTGCGGGGCCGGCTGTGCCGGCTCATTTGCTGCCCTTGATCGCGGCGCATCATGGCCGACGGTGTTATCCGCAGGGATGCTCACGGTGCTGACCTCCAGCGGCGACCACTTCGTGATCAGCACCAGGCCCTCGCCAATGTCGACCGCCTCGCGGATCTCGTAGGCGAAAGACACCTTCCGCGTGATGCCGGCCTCAATGTCGGCGCGGCGGCGGGCCTCCTCTGACCCAGTGATCGCAGTGTTCGGGCTCCAGCGTGTCGTCACCACTCCCATCCGGTCGGCGCCGATCTCGGCGCTCGTCACCACCCCCAGCACCACGTCGCGGTTGTGGTTCCACAGATGCGCCGCCCCCGTCTGCAGCCGGCTCAGGTCCGCAGCGCCAGGGGCATGGCTCAGCACCTCGCGGCCGAACCATCGGTCGACCGGCGCCTCACTGCTGAAGCTGAATTGCAGGGTGCGCGATACTTCGCCATCGGCTGCACCTGCGCGCGCGGCTGTTGCGTAGTCGAATGTTGCGACACGCCGAAGCGGTTGACTGTTTAGCTCGCGCAGCTCCAGCATTGGCGCCAGTTCCTGTTCGCGATTCAGCGTAGCGGCACCACTCCGGTCGTCCTGCAACGACTTGATCCGCTCTGCCTTGGCGTTGGCCCAGGTCTGTCCGGGGTCGCCGCCCCAGGCCGCCCATGCCACGCGGCCGGCGCTGGGGTAGCCGTCCTCGCCGGGGCTGAACCCCTCGCCCTGCTTATCCACCTCATGGCGGGCGAACCATGCCGCCATCGTGATGACCGTGTCAGGGCTCAGTTCATCGCCCGACAGGATCTGCGTGGCCCTGGCTGCGGCGACCGCAGTGCCGCCATCGCGGCCCTCATCCTTCCAGTCGCGGTAGCGCTGCGCCTCCTCGCGCATGCCGTCCGTGGGCATCAGATCGATCTCGGTGCCGCTGACGTCTGCCATCAGGTCGGCCCTCCTGGTTGCTCCGCCAGATCCTCAGTCGTGTCGGCGGGGATGGCCTCCGCCTCGCCCGGACTGTCGCTGTTGGCCGCTGTGTCGTCGGGGCTGTAGGCGTCCTGCGGGATGATCGAACCAGGCGGCCGTGCTTGCGTCAGGCCGGCGCCGGAAACCTTGCCTGGGTCGATGTCGAGCGTCAGGCCCAGCTCCTGCGCCCTCGCGCGTTCCTCTGCCAGGGCGGTCAGCAGCTCCTCCAGGTCGCCGCCGCCGGCCGCGACCACCTCGCCCTGAGTCTTGAATCCGCACCTGACGGCGTCCTTGTAGGCCCCGACCTCCTTCTGTGGGTCGACCCATTCCCATCCCCTCGGAAACCATCGCACCATCGCCAGGCGGCTGGTGTCAGGCGTCGCGCCCGGGATCTGCAGCGCCCCAGATTCCAGGGCGGCCTCAAGCCACCGCATGAACACCGGCCGGCACAGGTGTTCAATAAGCCAGTCCTGCAACATCCGCCAGTGCTCGCGGTCCTCCAGCAGGCTCAGGCGGCTGCTGCTGTAGTTGCTCTGGCTGTAGTCGCGGCTGATCGTTTCGTAGCTGCAGCCGATCGCAGCGGCGACAGCGCGCAGCATCCCGCGCAGGAACGGCTCGAACTGGCCGTCTGGCGCGTCCAGCTGCGGCACGCTGACGGTCTCGCCAGGGGCCAGGTACTTGAACACGCCAGGCTCGAAGTTGCTGACCCGCTCGTCGTCGTAGACCTCGTCGCCCTGCAGCTCGCCATCCGGGCTCTGGATGAACCCCATCAGGCTGCTGCTGGCGCGGGCCCGCACGACCTCGGCCTGCTCGTATCCGGCCAGGTGGTGCAGCCGCTGGATTGCGGACGCCGTCCATGGCACGCCGCGAGTCTGGTTCGGTCGCTCAGAGATGAACAAGTGCCGCACGTCCGACGCGGGCACCTCAACCACGGCTCCGCCAACGCTGTTCACCAGGTCGCCAGGGTGGCGCGTGCGGAACGCATACGCCACCGGGCGCTGCCAGCGGTCAACCTTCACGCCCATGCGCCACTGCTGGCCGTCAGGCTCGGCGCCGTGGCTCTTGCCTTCGTCGCAGTAGTCCGACTCCAGGACCTCCAGGGCCAGCGGGGTGCGGCCGTTGCCCACCGCCTGCGGGACCAGGCGGATGAACACCTCGCCCGACTCAGCGACCGAGGTGATCGCCAGCCGCAAGATCTCGGCAAACGACAGCCGGCCGGCGACGTGGCAGGTGTCAGCGTGACACCAGTCCTCCCATGCCCTCTCGATCTGCCGGTTGATGTTCGCGTCAAGTCGGCCGCCGCCGCGTTGCATCGGAACGCGGCCCTGCAGCCGGATGCCGCGACCCACGACATTCGCGCCGATCGCCCGGATCGCCTGCCTGGCGTAGGGGTTATCACGGACCAGCTGCCGGGATCGGTTCCGCAGCCTGATCAGGCTGCCGTCAATCTCAGCATCGGCGCTGGTGCCGGACGTGACCCAGTCGCTCGTGAGGCGGCTGATCATCGCGCCCTCGTAGGCGCGGCGCCTGGGGGGCGTCGGCTCGGGCTTGCGCTTGCGCTTCGCCATCAGCTGAACCTCACGAACAGGTTGCCGGGGTTGCCGAGTCCCTGGGCCACCTTCTCGGCGGCGCGCTCACGGGCGACGATCGCCTTCAGCTGCGCCTCCCGCTGCATCAGCTGGCCCAGATCCTGCGCGGTAAAGCTGCGGCTGCCGATGGTGTACTGCTTGGCCTTCTTGGCGATCAGCTCGCGGATCGCCAGCTGCACGGCCTCCAGGTCCTGCTCGGCCTGGCTCCTGCCGTCGAACGCCGCAGGCTGGCCGGTGTAGTACAGGCTCGGCAGCACCGTCGTCGTGCCGTTGCCGTACGGCACCACCAGGGCGCCGCTGGTCAGCCGCGTCTCCCAGTACCAGGTGCCGGCGTCGAATCCGGTCGTGGTGCCGGCGCTGATGGCCATGTTCCAGCCGCCGTCGCTGCGGGCGGTGCCGACCACCGTTGCGCCCTCGTGGTTGACGTGCGTGCGCAGGTAGGTCGTCAGCGTCCAGCTGGCCGACGTGGCGGCGCTGCCGTTCAGGTCAACCCCCGCCGGCTCGATCCACTGGATCGTGGTTCCTGCCCTGATCTCTGCGGGGACGGTCATAGGGTGGCCTCCTGGCCGGACTGTAGCGGCAAAGAAAAACCCCCGTCTCCGCGACAGGGGCCGATGCCCACGCACTCCACGCCCATCCTACCAGCCCTGCACGAACCCAGCAGCGGGCCGCGGCGGGCGGCGGCGCGGCTGCTCGGCAGGTGCCGCCGGCGCCGGTGTGCCCGCGTCGGCAGCCTTGGCCAGCTGCTGCCACATCGTCGCCCGGTTGTAGCGGCGGCGCACCAGCTCCAGCAGGGCCAGGCAGTAGACCGTCAGGTCGAGCGGTTCATTGCGCGCGCCGGGTGGCTTCTGCCACTCGAGCACCTGAAACCCCTTCACCGTGCGCGGGACCAGTCGCTCGCAGGTGAGCCCCCGCAGGAACTCTTCGGTGGCGTTCTGCCCGAAGTGGACCGCACCCTCGCGCTTCAGCCTGGCGTAGATGGTGCGCTTCAGCCCATCGGTGCCGACCATGTAGAGCGTGACGCCGCCTTTGATCGTGACGCCGCGGGCGTTGACGTCGACCTTCCGGCCGCGGCTGAGCGGTGGTGATGCCTTGACGCTGCTGCCCTTGAGTGCTACCACCCCATCCCGAGCGTGGGCCCTGCAGTAGGCGTAGGCCTCCTGGGTGAAGTGGCCGCCGGTGTCGATGCCGCAGTGCCGCACCTTCATCACGGTGCCGCCCTCGCGGGGCCAGGCGGTCTCGCGGATCGTCGTGACCTGCTGCCACACGTCACTGGCCGACGGATCGCCCTCGATCTTCTGGTGCCAGATGAGCCACTTCTCCTCGTCAGCGCCGAATCCCCAGATGGCCACCTCCAGCCAGGTGTCCTGCACGTCGACGGCCATCAGCAGCAGCACCACGCCAGCCGGGCACCAGCCGGTCTGGTAGCCCTCGGCGGCAGCACGCTCCATCAGCCCGTCGGCCGAGACCTTCGCCACGGCTTCATCCTCCCACGCCTCGGCGGCGCGCTTGTTGACCCAGCCCTTGAGCAGCAGCGGGTCGCCTTTCGCCCGCAGGAACTCGTCGCGGATCATCTCCCAGCTGGTCCAGCCAGCTGGAGCGTACCAGCCCGGCAGGTGAAAGCCGGCGGTGATGCCGTCGCCGGCTGTGGTCGCTCTCCATTCCGCACCCAGCAGCATCGACGTCTTGTGGTGCTCCGCCACCCTCTCACCGCATGCTGGGCACTGGCACCACACCTCACCATCAGGGCGATCCCAGCGCATGTGCTCGCGCCACTGCAGCACCTCCCGCGCACCACAGCATGGCATCAGCATCGCCAGCCGCCGACGGTCGCTCCTGCTCTCGAACTCCGCCGTGATCCGGCACGCTCCCCTGGTGCCTGGTGTGCTCGTGATCAGCACCTTTCCCATCGGAAACGTGCTCGTCCGCGTCTCCGCGTTCTCCAGCGGGTCGCCCTTGTCGTCGGCCTCGAGCGGGTAGCTGCTCACCTCGTCCGCCGCCAAGTAGGCCGCTGGCATGCTCTGCAGGCCGCTGCCGCTGTTGGCGCCGGTCAGCACAAACAATCCGCCTCTGAACTCCTTCAGGAACATCGTGTTGCCCGAGTCGCGGCTGCGCGCCGGGGCAATGCGCTCCTGGATGGCGGGGCTCTCTTCGATGAGTGGGTCAATCCGCTGCTTGGAGTTTCGCTTGGCCATCTCGACCGTCGGCGCAACAGCCATCATGGGACCAGGTGCCAGATGGATCACATAGCCAATCCAGTTGTTGCCGCACTCCGTGCCGCCGACCTGCGCACCTTTCATGAACACCACCCGCTCGACGGGAGACGTCGGCGAGAGACAGTCCATGATCTCCTTGAGATAGGGCGTGCGATTGGTTCGCCACTTGCCCGGCTCTGAGGCCGACTTTCCCGAGAGCACTCGGTACTGGTCGGCCCATTCAGACACGGTCAGCAGTGGGTCGGGGGTGAGCCCCTCGCGCCACGCCTCAGCAATGGCATCAAATCCGTCATAGTGTTCCAACACATTCCTGCATTCCGTAAAGCCTCAAGCCCCAATCAGGGCTCAGTCCAATCGAACGGCCAAATCGCCCAGTTCGATCAAGTGATTGCGCACGGCTTTTTCCAGCAGCACATGCAAGGTATGCCCATCGGCATTGAGGTCAGCAGCCATCTGCGCAGCCACCCGCGCAGGCCAGTTCAACCAGGCATCGCGCTCGGCGCGCGCCATCTTGAAAACGTGTGCGACGGCCTGATCACGATTGACAAGTTCCCCCTTGAGGCGGGCCAGTCGCACCCTGTTGGTCTGCGCCTTGAGCACCTCATTGGCGGTCTTGGCCTGCAGCAAGGTGGTGCCACCGCCTTTGGGTTCAAACGCGCCCGCTGATTCACCCAGCGTTTCCCGTATTCCCGCAATCGCCTCATTGGAGACGGGCTTGTGTTTGCCCCGTTGCTGCGCGGCGTCTGTGTTTTTGCTCCATTGAGCGTCGGCTTGCGCCGCATTGATCGTGCCGTCTGCGTTGGGGGTGATCCGCCCGGCCTCGATGGCCTTGCGCACCGCCGTATCGGACACCCCTCGGTGGCGCGCATAGGCCCGAATTGAGAGTCGATCGGTCATACCCAAGTGAAAGAGTCTGGCTAAGAAATTGACTTGATGTTGTTCGGAAATGAAGCGTTCATACGGTCATCAATCAACGTTTTTTGGAGCGCCGCATGAACCACAAGAAAACCACCAACGCCATCAACGCGCCTTCTTGCCTTTTGGAGCAGATCGCACGCGAGCACCTTTTTGTCCAGACGCTGCAGACGCAGAACTCGGACCGGCTGGACTTTCACGACGTGTCGGTTTGGGGGATTGAGGCAGCTCTGCAAGCGGCTTATCAGGCTGGCCTGCAGGCACAGACGAAGAAGCAACAGGGCTGACAAAAAGATTCAGAAATCGCTTGATAAGCGAGCGGAATGAAGCGTTCATCACATCACCATTTTTTAAAGGAAAAACCATGAAACTCTCCGAGACCCAAACCAAACTGCTCACCGCAGCGGCTCAGCATCCAGAGCACTTGCTGGCCGACTTCCCGGCCAATCTCAAAGGGGGTGCGCGGCTCAAGGTTTTGACATCCCTGGCCAACGCCAATCTGATTGCCGCCCAGGGCCAAGCCGAGGACGGCACCACGAAATTTGCAATCACCGATGCAGGTCGCAGCGCCCTTGGCATTGCGCTCGAAACCAAGCCCGCCTCCACCAAACGCGAAGGCACCAAGCAGGCCACGCTGATCGAATTGCTCCAGCGCCCGGAAGGGGCAACGCTCGAACAGATGGTTCAAGCCACCGGATGGCAACAGCACACGGTCAGGGGCTGCATGGCCGGAGCCCTGAAAAAGAAGCTCGGTTTGAGCATCGTTTCCGAGAAAACCGATGGCCAACAACGCACCTATCGCATTGCCTGAGGTTCACATGAAAAACATCACCCTCAACATCGAATGCAAACCCTTGACCGTGGATTTCGACGGCCAGGAGATTGAGGTTCAAGAGCTGAGCATCCGCTTACCCTTCGGACGCAAACCCAGCGACATCAACGACATCGCAGGCAGCGGCGATTACATCGTCTACGTCACCGAGGTCCGCGAGATGGAACCCGAAGAGTTCGACGGATTCGCGATGAATCTCTTTAAGTCGCGCGACTGGCTCAAGGGCAAGGGCGGCTACTTGGGACAAGGGCGCTTATGCGTCCAAGTTCAAGCGCCCGGTCGCCCCTATCTGTTCATCGATCCGTCTGGCGGGGACTACCCGCGTTACGTTGCCCGATTGGGGTGAACCATGCGAACGCTACAAGGAAATGACCCGCTCAATATTCCTGCCTCCGAAAACGAGTCCTGGGGATTTTGGGGAACGATGGGTGGCTACGCGAGCGTCGCTTGGCCAATGGCCATGACGGAAATCTCTAAGGCCACCGGTGAGCCGTTTGAATCCGTCCGTGTATTTCTGGACAGCCGC